GATTGGCATAATAGAAGTATGTCCTACCAGTAGCTTCACCTCTTGCAATTTCAGCTGCCATAATCCTTAAGTTCCGCTCAGTTCCATTTTCTTGGTTAGGTGCGTCACCATATTTATGCATTAGGATTACTTCACTATTATCAGTGGAGTGTCCTTCTAGCCTTAGATACTCATGCACGTGACCTTCCCATTGTGCGGCAGGTTTGTGCTTTACATTCCAGATTCTCATAGACTTGAAATCATAGTTCCTAGCCTCATTGGTAACAGTAAGATATAGAGCATCAGCGTACTTAAGTGCAGGACGTATCTTCTCAGGATTAAGTATTCTGTCATCAGCATCAAGACTAATAACGTAATCAGTCTCAGGAGATACAAACGTAAGAGCATTATTCCTTGCTTGAGCAAAGCTAACTATCTTACCGTTTTCCATTCCTACTTGGCTATGGAAGATGTTATACCTACCAGGAAAGTCTTTTAGCGTAGAATGTACCACAGCAGACGTATCATCAGTACTGCCTGTGTCAACAATAACAAACTCATTAACAACATCATAAACACTCCTTAAACAGTCAGCTATGTCACGCTCTTCATTCTTGACGATAAGGACTGCTGTTAGATGCAAATCCGTCATATCCGTCCTCCTGTTGCCTTTGTGGCTGTTCAGCTTGCTTCTTAACCATGAGCTCACCTAGCTCTCTTAGCTGCTTCTCTGGATGAGTAAGTAGGTATGCTAGACTTGTCTTATCTCCGCTAAGAGCAAAAAAGTAATGAACAAGTACCTCATGGCACATCTTCATTAACTGTTCTTCAGACTGAAACTCTACTGTTGTCTTGGTTTTCTTCTTCCTTGGCTTTTTCATCTTGCCTCCACAAATCCTTAATTAACTTACCTGCAGCTCTTAGTCTCTCATGGGGAGAGGTAAGTAAAGCTAAAACAGCAGTCTTATCCTTCATGTTATAGATAGTCATAAAGTGTGTGAATAGGTCACCACGCCAGACGTAGCTGTCTCCTACCTTTACCTCATTCCGATCTAGAGGGTATATACTCATAGCCAGCCTACACTCCTCCTCATAATTATTGTAGTATAGGTTTAGGTTATGAGGAATCCAGTGTCTTATACTTCCTACTCCAAACCAAGTAATGTCAGCAAACTTCTGACAAATCTCATTAGGTACAAACCAGTTGAAGTCTGGAGCCATAAATAGTACAGCATTCTTCTCAGGCCAGAGCTGAAGCCTTCTATGCTCTGTCCACCCAGAGAAGCTAGGTTTAGGAACCATCCGCATATAATCACTGTTCATCATCCCACTCCATAAAGTCATTATCATCTTCTTTAGCTGCCGTAGGTGTAGTTACAGCTTTTACATAAACGTTATCTGCAACTTGGCTAGTGAACTTATGAAAGGTTTGACCAGTCTTAATGTTCTTAACCTTGCCCTCGTAGGTAATCTCAACTAGTTGACCAGCCTTAAGTCCTTTGAGTTGATTGGCAAGACCAGCACCTGAACGTAGAGTAACTGGTTCATCTTGAGTAACAATGTTGCCTTTCTTATCTATCTCAGCCTTAATAAGGTAATGGTACAAGATCTTGCCATACTGACCATCGTACTCTTTATCTTGCTGCCAGAAGCCAACAAGCTTCTCACCAACCTTCCAGTCCTTAACTGCTTTGGCAGGTTGCTTGTCTTTTTGTTGTTGCTCTCTAGGTTTGAAACCTGTAAACTTGCTTGCTGTGTTCATTTTAGCTCCTTTATAATATTCTTACGCTCTTCAAATATTTTGTATCCATAGTCATATATGTGCTTTTGATTGGCTGTCCAGTGTATTTTGTCTGACCAATCACCTGTAGAAACTGGGTGATTATGAGAGAAATGAGGAGCTAAGAAGTCAAGAGATTTGAGTGCTCCAATACTGTTGGCTGTAAGATAAAGGTCATCATCACAATAGACGTGAGCATACTCAGGATGCCAGAAGTAACCTTGCCACTTATAAAAGCCTCTAGACATAATAGGATGATTAACCTTGCCTTTGTCTTTACCTTCAAGAGTGAATACTATTCTCTCATTTGGATCAAAGCACATAAGAGCACTCTCTATCATAGTGTACCAATACACGCTAGGCTCAAAGTCATCAGCAATGAACCAAAGCCAATCACCAGTGGCCTTAGCAGCCATAGCGTTAGTTTTACTTATGGCAGTATTGAAGAACTTGATATTGGATTTATTCAAAGGGATTTGTGTATTCTGTAATGTTAGACCACTAGATACATGTACATTGATTCTTGACGGGATTTTACCAACGTAGTAGGAAGTTTCATCTTGATCTATACCTAGATGATATTCAGGACTAGGTTGATTCCATTTCTCAATCACTGCAAGGTAGTCAATGTGGTCACGCTTGCGGCTAGGATGTAATAGGGTTATCTTCATATAGTATCCATTCTCATCAATGCTTTTTCTTACGTTTGCTTTTATCCCAACCAGCTTCTTCATAGATTTTATCTAACCAATTGTTGTACCGAACAGCGTAATCCGCACCGCTGTACTTTTTCTTTAACTCTTTTGCTCCACTAACAGTTTTGGCTACTTCTAAACAATTTTCATATGTCCAGTTATTAGTAAGACGTTTGCTTTTATCCCAACCAGCTTCTTCATAGATTTTATCTATCCAATTGTTACGCCGAATAGTGCCATATGCACCAGGACATTTTTCCCTTAACTTACCTACTCCACTAACAGTTTTAGCTACTTCTAAACAATCTTCATATGTCCTACTAAGCTTACGTTTACTTTTATCCCAACCAGCATCTTCATAGATTTTATCTAACCAGTTGTTAAGTGACATAATAGCATATGCACTATTGTACTTTTTACATATCTCATTTACTCCACTAACAGTTTTAGCTACTTCTAAACATTTTTCATAGGTCCAATAATAGTCAGGTTTCTTGCCACCTAATGCTTCACTCAATGTAGTAAATCCTTCTAGAGCCCAAACATCTGAACCACCATTAAGTGCCTTATTAAACTTATCTACATACTCAGTAGCTTTCATGATAGGAGGAGACTTGAAGTTAAGTACTTTACCATCTTCTATTTGTGCTAGCTGACCTGCACCAGCATAGTCTGTCTCTGAACCTTCATCTAGCTCAGCATCTTCTAGCATCCTAGCTTGGATCCTAGCTTTAGCAGCATCTTGCTCAGCAAGAATAGCTGCCTTATTTTCAGGATGAAAGATAATCTTGAGACTTGCCTTAGAGCCATCGTACTGATGGTTGTTAGAGTTAATGCTAAGAGCAAGAACACTATTCATAACAATACTATGATTAAGTAGGTCTACTGTAGGAGCAATCCTATAGTAAACTTTACTAACATCTGCTACTCTAAGTAGCCGACCAAGCAACTGTTCAACTCTAGCAACGTTCTTAGTTAAGGTAAGATCAAACAAACACTCTAGCTCAGGACAATCAAATCCAATGATACCTCTATTAACTACTACAATAATTCTGTGGTTATCATTCTCTTGAAAGTCTTTGAATGCTTTGGCTTCAGTATCATTCTCAGCAGTGGATAGACTAACCTTATTGGGAAATAGAGCATTAAAGTACTCAAACATCCTATGAGCTGTCTTAACGTTATGACAAGCAATCATAGACTTCTTAATGTAATCATCTTTTTTAATCCTAAGAGCTATCTCTTTACATACTTCAATACCGTAGACTTTAGGAATAGTGTACTTGCTTCTTAAGTTCTCATTGCTATCAAACTGATTGCTACGTGGATGCCAGTCTGTTCTAATAAGATGAATCTCAACGTCACTGATTACACCGTCAGCAAGAGCCTCTTCACGAGAATAGAGATGTTTAGTAAAGCTAGGATCCTGAAAGCCGTAGTGACTTGCAGTAAGAAGTATCTTAGGAATATCACCAAGATGAGCTTGAATATTCTTGTACATGCTACAATCAGAACCAATATACTGGTGAGCTTCATCTATAATGATATAGTCAAAAGTACCCATCTGCGCAATATGTTTCCAGCTGCCAGAAGGAATAGCTATTACAACTCTAGCATTAGCAGCCTTAGCTATATCTTCTTTGCCTTCATAAGCAATCACAACCTTATCATCAGCAAAGCCTTCACTAAAGTTGTCACGCAAGATAGTCTGGTTATGAGTAAGAACTAGACACCTCTTAGTATCTAATAGGCGTGTAATAATAGTTCTAGCAGTATGAGTCTTCCCACCACCAGTACAGAATGCAATTACGTGAGTAGTAGAAGTATTTAGATTATTGACTACAGCGTCTACTACTTTGGCTTGATGAGTTCTAAGCTTATGTGAATTATAACTAAAGGCAGGAAAGTTCATAGTGTCTCCTAAATGATATATAACACTATCTTGTTTTTTTTAATGCAGTCAACATCATGCATGACAAAATCTATGGATATGATACAATAGGGGTGGATGATTGGAAACACTCAGCCGACGGGAAAAGGTTCAGGGTACGTTATAATCTAACATAAGAGCCCATAACCTCTGCTGCTTCTAGACCAGCTACACGGAATAGAAGCAATACCGGATCAAGGAGCCACAAGGGCCATCCCCAAAGTGGTAAGGTTTGTAGATTCCTTCTAATAGTCTTGATCGGTACTGATAACCTCTTCCCAGAGACATAGTAGCAACATAAGCATTCCTTTATGTCACTAAAGGGCTTACTTGTTGCACTAGCCTCTGGGAAAAGGGTATTGTGTAGGTTACGTAGCTGTGTTAACAACTGAAACTGCAGCTTTATGAAAGCTGCTAAAGGTACGTGTTATGGACTTTGCTTCCACCTTAAGACCTAACCGTTGCACCGAGTACCAATGATCAAAGTTTAGATCTACTAGATCCATCTTTACAATCTTGTTATGCATAAGTACATGTACCATTTGTGACTGCCCAGCTTGGATCATAGTCTCTGTGATCTCAGCTTTATATCCACCTGGAAGGCTCTCAAATTGTTCAGGCAAATGATGTAAGTATACCTTCCATATCTCCTGAAATAATTCAAATAGATGTTTGGTTGGAACGGTTTGTGCAAACTTTACGTAACGTAATAACAATGTTGTCATTTTACCGTCCAACGAATTTAACCAAACTTGGTACTCTTCTTTTGCCTTTTCTCTTTCTTCTTTTTGAGCTTCTAACTCTTTTAACTTAGATTTTTCTTTTGCCTGAAACTCTTCCAATGCAAGCCTTTCAGAATATTTCAGATATTTTATACCACCATACATTACACCCACCATTACTCCGCACAAGCTTAAATCACCTAAATTCATAACTTCTCCCAAGCTGTAGTTATTAACTCTGCCATATGTTTAGAAAAAGGATCACGAGAATTCTGCATAGCAGTAACTTGCCGAGAATATAAAGCACTACCGCCGTGCACCATATCTGAGTAAATCTCAAACATAAGCCTGCGGTACTCTGAATGCTCATTCAAGTTTAACTCTATATACTCATGAATCTGTTTTAGAACATCACCATCAATCATCATCGTGCTCCTCTCTATTTAGTTGCTGCTTGAGCTCTTCAAGCTCTTGTTGATTTTCTTTAATGGCTTTGACAAGCAAACAGGCCAGATACAGAACAATAATAATAACCCAAGTATCAATGTACATATTATCTTCCCTTAATTGCTGAAGGAAATAAGGAACCAAGCAACACTAAACCTAGCACTGCAGCAAGTAGAGCAACTATAGTACTCAACTTATTTGAAGAGTTAGCAGGAACAGGTACTTGCTTACAGACACCATCTTCATCTACAACTAACATCTCTTCACCTCTGTCTCTAGCTTCAGTTCTGGCTTTGGCATCTAAGTAAGCTTGACGTCTTGCCTCTTTTGCTTGCGCTATTGCATAGTCCATCTTGTTCATAATAGCCTCCTTATATATATAAATTTAGAGTGTTTTTAAGAACTCTATCAGTTTAGTATACTTTAAAAGGCTACAACTCTAGCTCTATATGGGCCATACTACACCAAGAGTTGAGACTATTGTAGAAGTAATGAGAAGGCATCCTAACTCTCAGATACTGTTTCTCATACATTGGCCTACCAGGAAGCTTATACAAGTACACCTATCAGAACTAGCCAAGTATGACGTACTAGCAAGAGTCTGGGTGTACAGAGCAGCTTGGCCAACATGACTAAGCTACCAAGAAGCTATTGTGATTACAGAACACCTGAAGAAGCTTTGGCTAATACTCAAAAGGCATGGGCACAGGAAGACATATTCTTCACCAACGTAATAGAACCATTAGGTGGACAGAAGATAGGTACAGACAGTACAAGACAAGTAGGCAAGTTCTCTACTACTCCAGACTTCCTAATAAACAATCTGTACATAGAGTACCAAACATCTAGAGTAGTTACCAAGCATTTACAGATTAAGCAACATAAGTACAATAACTTTAGTAAGTACCCTAAGTTAGTACTAATACACAAAATGCCAAACTACTACTACCTGATTGACTCTATAGAGGAATTTTCTATAGTCATAGGCGGACTCAAGTGGTGTGGTGGAAAACCAGGATACGAGTTACTATCTCATCAAGTAGATAAACTAAGGAAGCTAACAGAAGCAGAACTCTATGAAGAACTCAAAAAGAAGCTACAAGAAGCGCAAGACGTTTAAGAATATAAGCCAAGTACTCTCTCTACCAACTAGTGCAGAAGCTTACACAGACGCAATGGTATATGCACGTCACGGAATATGGACACTAAGCAAAGAGCCAGGAATAGAAACCTTATCTGATCAAGAACTAGACTACTTAGCCAAACTACAACAAGCAGAAGACGTACTACAAAAGTGGCTAATAGAGATTGTAAGGTACGCAATTAATTCTCTATCAGATCATGCAAGGTACATCTTAACTGAGATCACTGAGAACAACCGAAGACCAACCATGATAGCTCAAGAACTCAATATTCACACAACTGCCATCTTTAACTCTCTATACGGAATATACTCACCCAAGTACAATAAGATGATGGGAGGGTCTCTCAAGAAGGTTAAGAAGTTTCTAGACTCCAACCAAGAGTATCAAGCTCATAAAGAACTAAAAAAGCTAATCTCTGCAGAACCAGCTATAGAGTTCCTAGATTACATAATTGAGCAAGAACACAAGAACTTTTCATTATTATTAGCTTCAGCAGTTAAGACACGCTACAAAAGTATTGAGCAGTAAGTACTATATATAAGCAAGTAACTATAAGGAGCAACTACTATGTCTAAAGACTTCATGAGCCTAGAGTACAAGAAAGAACGTCACAAGCTACTATGGCACACCAATCATAAGTTCCGCAGCGTACAAACAGCCAACAATAAAGTAACACTACTTCTTAGAAAGTCTAATTCTTCTAGCTACAACTATGCAATGCAATGTACCAAGGAAGAGCTTATGACTCATCTTGAGAAGCAGTTCCATAGTGGAATGACTTGGGACAACCGCGGGATATTATGGCAATGTGATCACTCTATCCCTCTACGAGAAGCATATGACCAAGGAGAACAAGCATTCAGAGATGCGCAACACTACATCAACATCAGACCAGTACTCAGAGAAAAGAACTGCCGTGAGAAAAAAGGGAAACGCTTTCCAAGAGCTTCAAGAGAAGTGGTACAAGATCCTAGCTGAATCAGGATTTGAAGACATAGAGCGTAAGAGCCGTCATTACCTTAAGCGTGAGACAACTAATATAGCTTCTTCTTACAAGGAAGACACTGAAGAGTTCTACTCTCAATGTAGAAGCTTTCAGCATACAGCAACCTTTGCAAAACTTTCTACTCTGGAACAGGATGTGTGGAAATTATACTCCGAAGGTAACAGCTACGATCAGATACTAAATAGTATCAATAAGAACAATAATCTTACTATGTTATGCAAGCGTAAGAAATATTCACGTACTAAGATACAGAAAATAGTACTTAGGCTAAAGGAGCGTATGCTTGGCTAGATTCCACAAAAATAGCCGCAAAGAGTATCTAGAGAAGAAGAAGAAGGAGCGTCAGGATACTAACCTTACAAGCTCTCTATATATGACTAAAGAGCTACAAGCAGATGATCCTAACGTAACCAATCAGAAGCTACAAGAGTGTGTGAGTCTAATTGTAGCCAAGGTACGTAGAGCCATAAGGAAAGATAGAAGTACTCTAGAGAAGGAGTTGCGTTTAGTAAAAGACGCAATGAGTATCTTCAAATCAATCCGTGAACTAGATCTTAAAGCAGTTGAGCTACAACTGAAGTCTAAACAGTCTCAAGAGCTAGCTCAGATAGTTCTTAATCTTAATAGTTTACCCGACGAGCAATTAAAGCTACTGGCAAAGGAAGTGTTACATGACAATTCAACAGAACGTACAAGTGAGGGAGGGAGCAGCAACAGATCTCCCCTTCATAATGAACAGCCTACTCAAGAGCTACAAGAGCTCCCCTTGGGGGAGCAGCCTAAGTAATACTATCTTCTACAAGAGGCATCATAAGCTTATTACAGACCTCCTCTCTAAGTGCGGTGTGTTAATAGTATCCTCTAAAGATGATCCAGAACTCATTCACAGCTACATTCTCTATGACTACCTAGAAGACGTACCTGTAGTTCATTACTTATTTACCAAGTACTCATATAGGCATCTTGGCTTTGCCAGGCTTCTACTTGATACAATAAGGTGTGAACCTAGTCAGGTAATACTCTATACACACAAGACAAAGGCATCAGATAAGCTAGCAGCACATTATGCTAAATCAATCTATGATCCCTACTATCTATTCTCAAAGGAGTAATTATGCAAATTAAAATGGTTAAGTTCGGCACACCAGTACAATGGTCCAGAGCAACAGAGACCTACCTGGAGACTGCCAAGCACAAATGCAAGATGGAATACAAGGATCTAGTCCTTTATGTTACCAACGAAGCTCAAGAACTCTTACTTGTACCAGTAGGCAACATTGCCTACATGCAAGCCAAAGAGTCAGGGAAGAAGACCAAGGAGCCGGTAGTTGAACAAGCAGTTGGACAGTAAGCTAATCCTGGCAGAGTATGTAAGACGCTTTGGTACGTTGCCTGCACCAACACAGGCAATTACTAAAAGCTTATTCTCTTTGCAGCACCACTTTGTTGAGGATAAAAGCAAGTTCAAAGCAGCATACTGCTCACGTAGAAGCGGAAAGTCTGTAGCAGCAGCAGCTATGTTGGTAACTACAGCATTGGATACAGCAGGATGCAATGCCTTGTACATTACACTTAACAGGCTAAGTGCCAAACGTATTATATGGAAAGAACTCTTACGCTTCAATAGAGAGTTCAACCTAAACGCAGCAGAGAATGCAAGTGAGCTTACCTTAACATTCCAGAATGGCAGTACCATATACCTATCAGGAGCCAAAGATGCCTCTGAGATAGAGAAGTTCAGGGGTATGCATCTAAAGCTAACAGTAATAGATGAAGCCCAAGCCTTTAGAAGCTACCTAGTAGACCTTATAGACGAGATACTTGTACCTGCAAGCTACGACTACAATGGGCAGGTAGTTATGATTGGAACGCCAAATGCAGCCTGTGCAGGTGCATTCTACGATAGTTGCTTTAATAAAGGTAGGATGAGAGGCTGGTCTGTACATAAGTGGACTATGCTTGACAACCCTTTCATTAAGCTCAAGTCAGGCAAAGATCCTGAAGAGATCATACAAGAAGAGCTTAAGCGCAAAGGACTCTCAGAAGAAGATCCAGCACACCAAAGAGAGAACCGTGGTCTATGGGTTAGAAGCAATGACTCTCTAGTCTACAAGATAGACAGAGACAGGAATGTTGCTAAGACTCTACCTGATAACCTTATCTATGTACTAGGTGTAGACTTAGGTTTTGAAGATGCAGATGCCATATCTGTAGTAGGTTATCATCCTCATGATCCAGTTACCTACGTGGTAGACTGTTGGTCACGCAATAAGCTAACTATCAGTGAGCTTGCAGCCAAGGTACAAAGCTACGTGGATAAGTATGATCCAGTTAAGTGTGTAATAGATGCTGGTGGTCTAGGAAAGAAGATCTCTGAAGAGCTACAACAAAGGTTTCAGTTACCTTTTGAGTCAGCAGAGAAGACTAGGAAGCATGAGTTCATAGAGTTAATGAATGACTCTCTAAGGACAGGCAAGCTACAGATACTAGATGGTCTTCCACTAATAGAAGAGATGGAACTCCTACAGTGGCAGTACAATCAAGAAGGTGACAAGCGTATAGAAGATCCAAGGTTCCCCAACCACTTGTGTGACTCTACTTTATATGCTTGGAGAGAATCCAAAGCATATGCTCATACTCAAGCAGCTCCAGTTATAGTACCAGGCTCCCCTGAGTGGGTTAAGCGTGAACAAGATAGAATGATGCAGAGTGCTATCAAGAAGCTAGAAGACGAGATGAAGCCTGTAGATGATCCAATGCATCCAGACTTCTTTGAGAGGATGCTAGACCTATGAGTCCAGAAGAACACCTTGTAATACTTGAGCAGTACCTAAAAGCCAAGCTAGAGATACGTGATTGGCACGGCGTAAGAGACGTATGTGTAGACATTGAAGTGCTAGAAGCACTAATAGATGATAGATCAGCCTCTAATAACTCTAAGGGCTGATAGAATAGGAGTTAACCATGTGGCTACAAGACCCAGTTAGTGGAAAGCCTAGCGTCACGTTGACATTAACAGTAGTTACGTTTATAGCGTGTCTAGTTGCAGCAGGACTAGAGATGACGGAAGTAGTCAAGAGTACTAGTATGGTACTAGAACTATTCCTAGCTAACGCAGCAACCTACCTTGGAAGAAGGTGGACAAGCGGGACTAAGCAAATAGAAGGAGCAACTAATGAACCAAGTTAACATAGACGGAAGCAAAGTAACCGTAGTAGTAGATGGTAAGTCACGTATCTTTGGTCTAGATGCAGGCAGTGAGATAGTCTACTACATGATGCATTTCTTCTCTCATGAGCAGATTGTAGCAGGTCTAGAAGGATCAGAAGCAGAGAAACTACTCAAGCATCTACCAGGATACACACCTAAGAAGCTAGAAGTACAAGGAGAACATGTATGTCAGACTTGCAAACGCCCGCTCTAACTCTCCAAGAAATGAAGGATCTTATCTCATTTTGCCGTACTAATGGTGTCAATTACGTTGAGTATGTAGGGTTTAAGGTCAATCTAATACCAGAGACTCAAGAGATACGTCAGCCAACCACAGATGAACTACTCTACGGGAACTTCAATTCCTGGACTGGTACGCCAGGTGAATCCAAGGTCTAAAAGATACAACTACAGCCATAGTGTAAAAAGGATTCACTCAAGGAGGCATTAATGTTTGATACAACCATAACTGCTGGACATCCAGCCACCTTTTGGTGGAACATAGAGGACGAAAGCAAAGTCCATATCTACGCTGTAGAGCAGTTACGCTTCCTAGATCAGAATCAAACCTACATGAGCCAAAAGAACTTACGTAACGTAAGACTCTATGGTAATCTAGATGTTATGGGTCTTACACCTTTCAACTATCTCAGAAGCACTGGTATGAACACTAACCTAGGTTTTCCATCTAGAGTAACCTACAATGTAGTGCAAAGTTGCATAGATACATTAGTTGCTAAGATAGCCAAGCAAAAGATCAAGCCTACTTTCCTTACTAAGGGTGGTGACTACTATGCACAGAAGAAAGCCAAGCAGCTAGATAAGTTTATGCAAGGTCTCTTTCATGCAGCAGAGATAGAAGAAGTAACACGTAGAACGTTGCTAGATTGTCTTATCCTTGGTACAGGAGCTATAAAGGTCTATGAAGAAGACGGAGCATGTAAGTTTGAGAGAGTCTTTGTGGAACAGATTAAATGTGATGAGCTTGAAGGCTTTACCGGTAATCCAAGAACCATGTATCAGTATAGTTATATTGACAGGAAGGTATGTGCTGGCCTTTATCCGGATCATGTTGAAGCTATAAAGAAGGCACCTAGTGCAGCACCTACAGCAGGCGTCTATAACCTACAAGATCTAATCCTAATAGTTGAATCCTGGAGACTACCAAGCAATAAAGAGAAGACAGACGGTAAGCATTGTATCTGTATAGACGGTGCTACCTTACTACTGGAAGACTATAAACGCAAAGACTTTCCTTTTGTATTCATCAAGTACACACAGCTTCCTCTTGGCTTCTGGGCAGATGGTCTAGCTGACCAACTAGTAGGTCTTCAAGTAGAGATGAACAGAACTCTTTACTCTATTCAGCAAGCTATGCGTCTAATGAGTGCACCCAAGATACTGCTAGATGCTGCTACCAAGGTACCAGCAGGTACACTCAACAATGAGACTGGCGCCATTGTACGTTATACAGGCAAAGAACCTAACTATATTGCTCCTACCCCTATCTCTCCAGTAGTAATGGACTATCTAGATACTCTTTATAGAAAAGCCTACGAGATCTCAGGTATCTCTCAACTATCAGCTACAGGAAAGAAGCCAAGTGGTCTAGATTCAGGCAAAGCACTAAGAGAATACTCAGATATAGAGAGTGAGCGCTTTATCAGCTTAGGTCAGAAGTATGAAGAGCTACATGTAGAGTTAGCCTACCAAGCTATCTCGGTAGTTAAGGAGATTATTGACCGTACAGGGGAATATAAATCTCTGGCGTTTGATAGGAAGCATGGCATAGAAGAGATTCATCTAGACAGCATAGGTCAGCCTGATGATTACATTATACAGTGCTTTCCAACTAGTATGCTGTCTCAGACACCAGCAGGCAGGAAGCAGGATGTAGTAGAACTAATCCAGGCAGGTCTTATACCTCAAGAGTATGCACTTGACCTTCTTGACTTCCCAGATCTAGAAGCATTTAGCAGTCTAGCTAATGCACCACTCAAGTCTATAGAGAAGATACTTGACAAGATTCAAGAGACAGAAGAGTACATATCTCCAGAACCTTATCTCAACCTTCAGTTAGCAAGAAAGATTGGTCACCAATACTACTTGCGTGCTCTAACGGAAGACCATCCAGAGAAGATTCAGGACTTATTACGCATGTGGGTAGATGATTGTCAGGCTATGATAGATGCGTTGCAAGCTCCAGAGCAAGTAGAAGCAGCGCCAGCAATTCCAGAAGCAGCAGCAGCAGTACAGCCAGAAGTACCGGTTGCACCACCTCCAATGGCAGGAGGAATAGTACAACCAGCTTTGGCTTAATTAACAAATAGGAGTAATTATGTTAGTGCAACAGCAACAAGCAGATGAACAAGTGTCCGGTTTTGTAATGTCAGGTGCAGATGAAACGGTAGCACAAGAAGTAACAGAGGCAGAACAACAAGTAGCAGAGCGTGCAGAAGCACCCAAGGAGCCAACTGAAGACTCATTTCAGATGTCCAAAAGGTTCCACCAGCTACAAAAGAAGGAAGCTGCCTTACAGAAGAAGGCGCAAGAGATACAAGAGGCAAGGAAGCAGGTTGAAGAGTTTAATAACTATAAAGCTCAAGCTAAACTTAACCCGCTCAAGGCTCTTGAGGCTCTGGGTCTAACCTATGAAGATATCACAGACTTTATAGCAAATGGTTATGAACCAAGCCCAGATGCCAAGTACAAAGAACTAGAAGAAAGATTTGAGAAAAGGCTAAAAGCCCGAGAAGACGAAGAGGCAAAACGTAAAGAAGCCGAAGTAGAGTTTCAGGTAAAAAAATACAAGGAGAGTCTTTACGCACACATACAGTCTAAGTCTGACGAGTATGAGCTAATAAACCTAGAAGGTGAGCAAGAAGCAGTTTGGGAACTAATGGATGCCTGGTACACCAAGCACAATGAAATCCTAGACTGGGACAAAGCAGCCGGAATGGTAGAAGCAGAACTAGAAGAGCAATTAAAAGACAGACTTAGCAAAGCCAAGAAGTTACAGAACTTAGTAGGTCAGCCAAAGCAAGTGCCAGGGAAACCAAGTAATTCAGCTCCTAAGACCATTTCAGGTTCAAGCATGTTAAGTGGAAGCAGCTCCCCTAACAAAAGCAAGCTCTCTGAAGAGGAGAGTCTAGAACTAGCTGCACAATTAATAAAATGGGAATAATAAAAGGAGTTTTAAACTATGAGTCTTAATTTAACTACATTTGCAGCTGCCCTTAAGCAGCACTATGCAGACTGGAAAGTAGAAAACCTTGTCTATAAAGACAATCCTTTCTACGCAATGGTACAAAAGTATGAGAAATTTGGTGGTGAGAATCTTAAATTACCATTAATCTATGGTAACCCACAAGGTCGTTCTGCTGCTTTCGGTAGCGCTCTTGCTAACCAAACCAACTCTCAATTAAAAGGCTTCTTGCTCACACGTAACCAAGATTACTCAATTGCTAGTATCAGCAATGAAGTTATCATGGCTTCACAAGGTGATGCAAACGCATTCTTGAGAGCTGCTACTGTTGAGATTGACGGTGCACTTCACTCTCTAGCTCGTTCAGCTGCTGTTAGTCTCTACCGTTCTGGTTCAGGTTCTATCGGCCGCGTTGTTAGTACCCAAAGTGGTGCTTCAACTACTATCACACTTGCTGCTCCAGATGACATCACCAACTTTGAAGTTGGTATGGCACTTGTGAACGACACTGTTGATGGTGGCGGTACACCTAGCTCTACTCCATACTACGTTGTGGCTGTAGATCGTGACAACGGTACACTACAAGTTAGTGCTGCTATTGGTGGTTCAGCTACTACAGCTACCATCTCTGGTCTAACTGCTAACAAGTGGATTTTTGTCCAAGGTGACTACGACAGCAAAATGAAAGGTCTATCAGCATGGCTTCCAGTTTCTGTAAGCGGTTCTGATTCCTTCTTTGGTGTTAACCGTAGCGCTGATAAGACACGTCTTGCTGGTATCTACCAAGACGGTACTGCTAAGCCAATTGAAGAAGCTTTGATTGACCTTGCTGTTAGGGTTGCAAGGGAAGGTGGCGCTCCTGACCACTGCTTTATGAACTACACTGACTTTGCTAACCTAGAGAAAGCTCTTGGTACCAAAGTACAATACGTAGACGTTAAAGCTGGCTACGAAGGCGCTTTCAACTTCCGTGGTATCGTTCTTAACGGTCCAAAAGGCGTAATCAAAGTAATTCCAGACCAAAACTGTATCCCAGGTGAAGCCTTTATGGTTCAACTAGATACTTGGAAACTTGCTTCTCTAGGTAAAGTTCCAACTCTCTTCAATACAGATGGTCTACAAATGCTAAGGGAAGCCGCTGCTGATGCACTTCAGATCCGTTGCTTCTACTACGCACAGCTTGGTTGCGTTGCACCCGGTTATAATGGTAGGGTCAAGCTAAGAAACGTTTAATCCTAAATGGGGGGCCACGAGCCCCCCTATTTCAAATGGAGGTATATTATTATGGCAAGTAGACAATTTAGATCAGGTGTAAGCTTGGGATCACTCGTCCCTAACATGCGCATTCTTTGTGGTACAACTGACGGTACTGCTGCATCCATTAACGGTGCAAGCGCTACTGTAACAAGTCCTGGAACTGGTGTTTATAAGATCAGTCTTCAAGATAAGTATGTAGCTCTAGTTTGCGTACAACTTAGCGTAGAGTTATCTGGTGGTGCTGCTGTATGGGCACAAGTTGATAGTCACGATGTAACTGGTTCTGATCCTCATGTACAAATTGTTGTTGTTGATTCCACTGGCGCTCCTACCGCTCTATCAGGTGAAACCGTACACGTGCATATCACTCTACGTGATAGCACAGTAACCATCTAAGGAGGAAACAATGATTCCTATGATGATGGACAAGAAGAAAAAAGGACTAGTTGCAATCATTCTTGAAGGCAAGGATGGCAAACGTAAAGAAGAAATGCGTTCTGAAGATGAAGAACCATCTGCAGATGAGCTTTTGATGGATTACAGCAAAGCCATGATGAAAGCCATAGAAGAAAAAGATGTAGCTAAGTTCCACGAAGCTCTCCGTGAGTGGGTAGACTGCTACGAGACCCACCCTCATAAAGAATATGAGGAAGAAGCTGAGGGTGAAGAGTCAGAAACTGAAGATTAAGAGAGGAGTTCCTTGTGGGATACAACATCACCGTAAGTTCTCTAGTTACCAATGCAAGGCAAAGAGCTAATAAAGAACGTTCTAATTTTGTTACTGATGCTGAAATCCTACAGTTGGTTGATAGATCCTACAAGGAACTCTACGATTTAGTAGTAACTTCTTACCAAGATTACTATGCAGAAGACTATGATTTCTCTACAGTAGGAGGGCAGAAAGACTACCCTCTTCCTGATAATTTCTACAAACTACTTGGCGTAGACATGTATATTGACGCTGATAGGTTTGTAACACTAAGACAATTCATGTTCCAAGAACGTAATAAATACCGTTTTAACATGATTACACCTACCATTCCTGCTCAAATACTACAGTATCATATCCTAGGAAGCAACCTAAGACTAATGCCTTCTCCAACTAGTGCAACTACTATGAAGCTATGGTACGTACCAAGAGCCAAGAATCTAACAACAAGTGCTTCCCCAGGTGCAGATCAAATTAACCAAGTAGATTGCCAGAACGGATGGGAAGATTTTATTATAACGAGTGCTGCCATCTATATCCTAATTAAGGAAGAGAGTGACGTAACAGCGCTCATGGCTATGAAAGAAGAAGCCAAGCAGAGAGTACTATCAACAAGCATAAACCGCAATACAGCAGAACCAGAAAGAGTGTATGATGTTGGCTCTATAGCTGACAACTGGCGTTTCTTCTACAGCTGGTATGAATAAGGAGACAATATGTCACGCAAAACAGTAATACTAGGACATAAAGTAATAGATACAGGTGATATGAGTGGTAACCTTACTGGACTTGAGACCAACGTAACACAACTAGATAACATTGGTTATATAGCTGAGTGGAGTGGTACTTCTCCTGTAGGAGTACTAAGCGTAGAAGTACAAAGTGGTCCTAGTGGTTGGGCTGCTTTAGACTTTGGATCTCCTCTTGCTGTATCAGGAAGTTCTGGTTCTCTAATTATCAACGTTAATCAACTACCATTTGAAAAAATAAGAGTGGTATACACTGCAACAAGTGGAACTGGTGACTTAACTGTAACACTATCCAGCAAAGTAGTAGGAGCATAATATGACACAATATAATTGGCCTGTTACAGGTGGTGGAGGTGGCGGAGCTACAGGTGCAACTGGAGCAACAGGCGGCACTGGTCCTACAGGTGGCACAGGCCCTACAGGAGCAACAGGTGCTCCTGGTACAGCAGCTAACACAGGAGCAACGGGACCAACTGGTGCTACTGGACCAACTGGTGAAACAGGAGCTACTGGTGCAGGAGTTACAGGAGCTACTGGACCTACTGGTTCAGCAGGAACCAATGGTGTTACAGGAGCCACTGGAGCTACAGGTCCTACAGGAGCTACTGGAGCAGGAGTTACAGGAGCTACTGGTGCAACTGGAGTAGGTGCAACTGGAGCAACTGGTGCAACAGGTCCGACTGGTGCTACTGCAACAGGTGGTGGTACAGGTCTAAGTCATCCCACTACATATAGTACTTTTGAGTACGGCAAAAACAATGGAGCAATGACTGGTCAAGCAAATACAGCCATAGGTGTTGAAGCCGGTGATAGCCTAACTACTGGATCTGACAATACAATGTTTGGTTATTATGCTGGTACAACTTTAACTTATGGAGCTTATAACACTCAAATTGGATCTAGAGCAGGCACTACTGCTAGTGGTAACAGCAACACGTTAATTGGGCACAGAGCTGGTGAGAATAACTTTACAGGATATAATAATACTGCAGTTGGATATTATGCTCTTCAAAGTTCTGCTCTAAATACTGCTAGAGGTGGCCTCAATACTGCAGTTGGTTATACTACTCAAGTTGCTATGGAAAATGGTGAGGCTAATACAAGTGTGGGACCAGAAACTTTGTGGCAAGTACGGAGCGGTAATTACAATACAGCTATAGGTTACCAGGCAGGTTCTTATGCAATATCATCTAGTAGCAACAACATTTATATTGGATACCGCAGCGGCCCAGTTGTAAATACTACCGAAAATTATAAGTTATACATAGGTCAAAATAATGGTAGCAACTGCCTTATAGAAGGTGACGTTTCTGCTCAAAATCTTCAAATCAACGGAACTGTAACTCTTGGTGTTGGTGCAGGAGTTAGTACTCATAGATTAAATATTACTATAGGTACTAATGCATCTAGTACACTAACACTTACTAATGCACCAAGTGCTATTAGTGGTAACCCAAGTGGCTACATTAAGATTAACATCAACGGTACAGACCGTTACATGCCTTACTGGTAAGGAGTACTAGGTGGCTACAGGCAAGTTCAAACAGATCAAGTCTGACAACTATGAGCTCATGAGAGTTCAAGATAACGTCAACTCTGCCTTTATTCCACTACAGTCTGCTCAGATCATTAACGGTCAAGTACTAAAAGGTATTCTACTCACTACAGGTCAAGATAATCCAGTGTCTCATAAGCTAGGTAGAGAGTTAGTAGGTTATATTGTTATTAAAAAAAATGCAAATGCAGATGTATGGGATAGTACTAGTGCAACACCTACACTTACCGTAGTACTACAGACTAGTGCCAATTGTACAGTAGATCTGTACGTATTTTAAGGAGTACACATGTCACTGACACCTAATATGAACATTATTCTACCTACACCTGAGGTAACTACAGGACCTGAGTGGGCAAATCAAATTGTAGATGCGTTTGATACAGTAGATGCTCACAACCATACAGCCGGCAATGGAGTACCAATTCCAGTAGCTGGTCTTAACATTAACGGTGATCTAGACTTTAACTCCTACAACATAACTAGTCTAAGATCTACACGCTATGATGATTGGCCTTCTCCTCTTGTAACCTTGTCTGACAAGGCTTGTGTATACTTTAGTGGCGGTGACTTATTTATTAACAACGGTGCTGGAACAAGTGTTCAGATTACTTCAGGTAGTGGTCTTAACCTTGCATCTGTAGGTACAATTGGTGGTGACTACGGTGCTCCTGGTGTAACAGCTAGTGCAGTATACTCAGATACTACTAAAACATTTACTTGGACACAAGCACCTACTCAAGCAGCCAAAATGGCAATGGGTGATCTTGTAGTTTACAATCCAGCAGTACTTGCTGGCAACCCAGTAACAATTAAAATAGACGGAACAGTTTCAGTAGGTTACAACTACTTCCTACCAGTAGCAGGCCCAACAGCTAACCAACTATGGCGTCAAAACTCTACAAACACTAATGCAGACTTTGTTACAGTACAAGGTACTGCAAGTCAAGTTACAGTAACTCATACTGCTAACGCAATAACAGCAAGCCTTCCCAATGCAGTAGTTACTCCTGGTAGTTTAAGTACAACTACTACTCTTAATTCAACAGGTGATTTCTCTGTAGCAACAAACAAGTTTACTGTAGCTTCTGCAAGTGGTAATACAGCAGTAGCTGGTACATTAAACGTAACAGGCAACACTACTCTAACTGGTGATATAGCAGTTAACGGTGGTGATATAACTACATCACAAAGTACCTTTAACCTTGTTAATACAACTGCAACTACAGTTAACTTAGCAGGTGCTGCTACTACTCTTACGGTAGGTGCAACAACCGGTACTGCAACAATTAGAAATGCTACAACTAGTGTTACAGGTAACTTTAACGTTAATACATCAGCATTTACAGTAGCTGCTAGTACTGGTAATACTGCAGTAGGAGGTACGCTAGGTGTAACTGGAACTAGTACACTAGCAGACGTTAATGCAACTGGCACTACTACAGTAACCGGAACTGCCAATGTTGTTGGAACACTAAACGTTACAGGTAACGGTAGAGGTATAGTTCCACTTGGTGCTATTATTGGAATGACTACTGGTTTAACTGGTGCAATGAGTGTACCAGCAACTGGTGTAGTAAGTAATGGTTGGATGAGAGCAGACGGAGCAGCTATTCCAGGTGGGAATACTGTTTCAGGTACAACACCTAACCTAAGCAACAGTGTATACCTAAGAGGTTCTAGTACATACGGTGGTACTGGTGGTAGCAATACAACAACACTAACAACTACTGAACTACCAGCGCATACTCACACAAATACGTTTGCTCTTGGTGGTACTGGTGTAACTACAGGGACAGGAACTTTTGCTTCTAGTAGCCATACTCACAACATGAAGCACGTTCACCAATGGGGATACACAACTCTATCAGCAAACTTGTACACAATGAGTACTCAAAGTACTGCAACTAGTACTTTCACTGATTCAGGAACGTTCTACTTATTTGCACCAGCAAATGCAGGTACTTCCGTATCTACCCTCCCTATTTATATCCGCAGCAACATCGGAGCTGCCTATACAGGTGGTGTTTTAGCTGCACCAACTGGTACTGGTGACTCAGCAGTTACTGCTGCACCAAGTGCTACAGCAACAGTGACCTTTGGTGGTAGCATAGATAGTACTGGTTCAGGCGCAGCATTTAGCAACGAGCCAAACTACATTAACGTTATTTACATGATTAGGGTGAATTAATGCAGAGATATGTGTTTGCGTACAAGAAGTACGCATGGTTACCTTGGAAAAGAGTAACAGTGGTAGGTCATAGGTTAGAAGATAATACTATGACACTCTTTAAAGAAGACGGCGGATTAGAGACAGTACCACACTGGTCACAATATGCACTTAAGCTTGGTTCTGATTGGGGAGTAGCAGTCAAGAAGAACATGGAAAAAGAGTCTGGGGTTGATGTAAAAGTAAACATCTAGGAGTCTTATGCAGTATACAGAAACAAACCGTTCTACCAAAGAAAGACTTGTAGTTGTTGAAGAAAAAGTCAGCAAACTAGACAAGATAGAGGACAAGGTTTCTGATATACAACTTAATGTTACTGAAATAAAACAAAAGCTAGACAGCGTAGTAGATCACATAGAAAGACATTCACAGGTAGATGGGCAAAGGCTCACTACTCTTGAAAACTTTGTGGTAGCTGAACAAGCAAAAAGAGAACATACTGTTAAGATCTGGTCAAGAGCTGCAATGATCATAACTGCCATAGGAACCATAGTTGCTATAGCAGTTAATCTAAAAGGATAACAAAATGGCTTTACAAAAGCAGGTTATTGCTTATACATTTGAGCAAGGGCTAGATGAGAAAACAGATCCTAAACTCACTCAAAATCTAACTACCTTAGAAAACGCAATTTTTCAAAAGCGTTATACCCTACAAAAACGTTACGGTTGGACTCCAGCAGGTAATACTATCATTGGTGCTCAGTCAGGCCAAGGCAATACTATAACTAGTGGTGCTGCATTAGGTTTATTTAACAATGAACTTTTGTTATTCTCTGACCAGCTTGTTTATAGTTACGCTTCAGCCAATGATAGTTGGGTTGATAAAGGAAGTGCAGTTAGTGTAACAATTGGCTCTAGAGATATTGTACGTAACAACTATAGCCAAAGTAATCCTGACAATGCAGTAAGTAATAATGTAGAAGTAATTGCTTGGGAAGATGATAGAGGTGGTGTAAGAGCTAGTGCATTTGATGTTGCTAGTAATCTTGCACTATTATCTGATCAAGAAATAAATGGTGGAGCTAATGTTTCACATTGCAAAACTGTTGCCTGTGGTCAATTCCTATTTGTCTACTACCGTGATGGTTCAGACCTAGTTGTTGCTAGGTTAGATTCTACAAATCCTACAGCTGGTTTTACTAGCACTACTCTTAGAACCGATCTAGACACAACTATATGCTACGATGTAGCAGTATTTGGTTCTAACATGCTAGTTGGATATAAAGACAATGGTGGTACTATTACTGTTATGTATGTAACGCAAAACATGGCAGTAGGTTCACCGTTAGTAGGTCTACCAAATCCTGTGACCCTTACTGGTGATGCCGAAGTAATTAGTATTGCTGCTTACACAGTATCAGGCAATAGTTATATTGTAATAGTTCATCAATCTATAGCTGATGGTGTAGTGATTGATACTCTTTATGCAGATCTAACTACTTATACTGCTGCTTATAGTGGTAGTGCTATTTACCATGCTTGTACTAACATTAGTCAAGTGTACATAGATCCAGGAACTATAAGAATCTATACAAGTGTAGAGCCTGGAGATATTTACACAGATAGGTACATTGCGCAAGAAGAGTTTGAAATAATTACTGGTGGAGCACCTCCAGGATTTCCTCCTGTATTTTTAATTGGTTTAGCTGTTAACGCTAAGCCTTATAGTCATGATAGTAGACTGTTTGTACCTGTTGCTTACGAGAGTATAGAACAAAGTACTTACTTTGTAGTCCGTGATGATAGGTTTGTTACTGGCAAGATTGCTAGCAATAATGGTGGCGGTATTCCTACTAATAACTTGCTAAGTGAAACTAATCAGCAAGATACTTATGTCTATAGCTATCCTATTTTGGTCAAAGGTGCTCTAAAGAGTGAATCAGGCATCCTGTACACCAATACAGGTGTTGCAGATGTAGTTATTGACCACAACGATCAAGATATATTTGATACATCACAATCTGGTCAAAATACACTGATTGCAGGTGGTTACCTTAAAATGTACGATGGTGATAGTGTTGTAGAGCAAGGCTTTCACTTCTATCCTGAAGACGTAGTTGCTACTCCACAAACTACTGGTGGTAGCATAAGTAATGGTACTTACTTGTATAGAGTAATGTGGGAATGGATAGATGCCAAAGGTCAGATTCATAGATCTGCTCCTTCTACTCCACTAACTGTTACTTTAACTGGTGGTGGGTCTTCTCAAAGTGTAGACCTTGTAATTCCTACTCTTAAATTAACTCAAAAAGCTTCTATAGATCCAAATGGTACTCCTATAGCAAATCCAAGGGTAGATCCAGTTGCAGTAGTCTACCGTACTGAGAATACAGGAATAGTTTACTACCGTGTAACTTCTCCTCTTACTCCTACGTTTAATGATCCTACTGTAGATGAGATAACTATTACTGATACTTTAGATGATACGAGCATTTTATCCAATGAGATCTTGTATACAACAGGTGGAGTACTTGAGAATATAGCTCCTCCAGCTTGTACAATCTTGCAAGTTTACAAAAATAGATTGTTTCTTGCAGGGTTAGAGAATCAAGACTTGATATGGTATAGCAATGAGCAAATTATAGGTGAAGGTCTTAACTTTAATGATCTTCTCTCAATTACTGTAGACTCAACAGGTGGTCCGATTACTGCACTAAGTGTACTAGATGATAAGTTAGTAATATTTAAGCAGTTTGCTATCTTTATATTAGCTGGTGATGGTCCAAACCTAACAGGTGCACAAAATGACTATACCAAACCTCAATTAGTTAACTCAGACGTAGGTTGTATAGACTCTAATAGTGCAGTTATTACACCAACTGGTGTTATGTTTAAGTCTACCAAAGGTATCTACTTAATTGATCGTAGCTTGCAACTAACTTACATTGGTGCTCCTGTAGAGAGTTACAATGCAAATACTGTTGTACGTTCTACTCTAGTACAAAACCGCAATGAAGTAAGGTTTCTTTTAGACAACGATGCTGTACTAGTCTACAACTACTATTTCCAACAATGGAGTGTGTTTACTAACTTTGATGATGGTGTAGATGCACTTATCTACGGTGGTGAATATTGCTACTTGACTTTAGCAGGACAAGTGCGTCAGGAAACTAGCGGTGAGTACTTTGACAATACCTCACCTATACAAATGAAAGTAGTAACTCCCTGGTATAGCTTTGCAGGCTTTCAAGGTTACCAACGCGTTTACCGTGTATTCCTAATAGGTAAATTTAAGAGTCAACATATACTAAGAGTCAGGGTAGGTTACGATTTCAAATCTAGTTGGGCAGAAACTATTCTTGTAGACACAAGCACATTTATTGGCAACACAACATTTGGTAGTGAATCACCATTTGGTGCAGAAGATACTTGGGCAGGAGAACTAGAAGTTTATCAGCTACAATTTGATATAACTATACAGAAGTGTCAGTCAGTTAGGTTTGAAATATCAGACAACAATAGTATCACAGGAAGTGGAGAAGGTTATGAGCTTACTGGTTTAACCTTTGAAGTTGGTACTAAGTCTGGTGGCAATAAGATACCAGTTACTCAAAAGTTTGCAGGTAGCTAAAGGAGCTTACAATGGCTATTAAGATAGGTGGCAAAAATATAGATGGACCTAAAATGGGTGGTGCTCTTGGTCAAGTAGGTCAAGCAGTATCTTCTCCTATAGGTAGAGCTGTTATTGGAACTGCTATTGGTGGTCCAGCATACGGTATTGCAGGTTATGCTAGCGGCCAAGGTGGAATGCAAAACATATCCAAAGCTGGTGAAAAAGCCAGAACTACTCTAGAAGATATGTCTAAAAAAGCTGGCATAACTCAAGCGCTTAAAGGTCTTATGGGTGGCGGCGCCGCGCCAGGTGAAGGTGAACAACAACAAGCTAAAACTTTAGCAGAAGCTGTAAGTGGTAAATATGCAGACATATCTCAACAAGGTCTACAACAAGCTCAACAAATGCAGGCTCCTACAATTGGTGCTCCAAGAGCTGCAGTGATGCCACAAGGTTTTGAAGCTCCAACTCTTCAAGCTCCTACATTAGGTGCTAGTCAAGCTGCTCAAGCAGGACAAGTTGCTGCTGCTCCTACTGTAGCAGGTGGGTTACAACAATATCTTGCTGGATTAACTCCAGAACAAGTACAAGCTGCTCAAATAGAAAGAACAATTGCTCCTGAGGCAGCACAGCTACAAGTAGAGCAAGAAGGAAGAACTTTCCAACAAGCTCTTGCTCAACAACTTATGGGTCAAGCAACTGGTACAGCTCCAAGTCTAGCAGAACAGCAATTAAGACAAGCTCAAGACAAAGCTCTAAGACAACAAATGGCTCAAGCAGCTAGTGTTAGAGGTGGTCCTGGTGCAGCTGCTGCTCAAAGACAACTTGGTGCTCAGTTAGCTGAGACACAACAACAGCAGCTAGCAGAAGCTACACAAGCAAGAATTAAAGAACAACAAGCAGCTCAAGAAACCTTAGCTAACGTAGCTCAAGGCTTGAGAACTACAGACGTTGATATTGCTAAAACAGCTGCTAGCTTACAACAACAAGCTGCTTTAGAAGGTAGAAAAATAACTTCTGAAGAAGCAATGCAACAAGCTACATTAACACAACAAGCTAAACTTGCTAACCAAGATGCAATTAATAAGTTGCAAGCTCAAAAAGCTGAGTTAACTCTAAAAGCACAGCAAGGTGATCAGCAAGCTATTACAGAACTTAACAAAGTTCAAGCTCAATTAGATACTGAAGTAAACATTGACAACGCAAGACGCGTAGATGATATGGCTAAGCAAGCTGCACAGTTAGAGATGCAAGCGCGTCAAGGTAACCAACAAGCAGCCTTGGATTTACAAAAGCTTAACTTAACTATGCAAGCTGACCTTGAGAAGTTTAACATCTCTCAAGAAAATGAACTAAAGAAGTTTGATGTTGAAACTCAAACCAAGTACAAGGCTATGCAAAATGATCTAATCAAGTACTATACTGATCTTGGTTACAATGCAGAGCAAGCCAAAGTTAAAACCTTAATGGACATTGCTGGACAAAAAATGGGCCAACAACAAGGTAAAATGCAAGCAATGGCACAAGGTGCTTCAGGTTTAGGTACAGCCATTGTAGGAGCTGTATCAGCGTTTAGTGATGTTAACGTAAAAACTAACATTAAAACTACGAGTATGCTAAGGGACCTTGCAGGAGCTAAGCCATATGAATACGAGTACAAATCTACTGAGTATGGTGCTGCAGGTAAGCACCAAAGCTTGATGGCTCAAGACATAGAAAAGATTCCTTTCCTACAAAAGATAGTAATGGAAACACCTAAGGGTAAGATGGTAGATTACGGCAAGGCTCTTCCAGCCATGTTAGCAGTTCAAGCTGAAATGGCCAAAGAAATCTTGAGTCTTAAAAAGAAGAGGAGCAAGTAAATGGCTTTCATGAGTCCAATGAACCCAGACGCTACAGAAGAACAAAAGAGGCAGATGCAGGCTATGAATCCTCCAAGTACTGCAACTCAAACTCCTCCTCCTGGATTACCTGGGGATGGTGATCCATTGGCTCCAGTACAAAGAGCTTTGGAATCTAAAGGGATTCAACCAAGTGTACAAGCTGAAACTACTACAACTACTGTAACTGAACCAGGATTTAAACCTAGCGCAGGTGCTCTTGGATTACAAGAACAAGCGTTCAAAGCAGAAGAAGAAGCTACTAAAAGTTTAGCTGGTGC